CGCTTCAGGCTGAAAGGGCTTTAACTCACCCTTGAACATCAGGTTCCTCTTCTGGTTCTGGGTAATCGGTCACAATAATGTGGTCGCACACCCATTCTCCACACTCTGAGCAACGTGCGTCGTCTTCGTTATAAGTAGGCTCGTTCACCATAAATCATGTCCTTTGCTGTCTTTAACCCAAGTGTAATTGCCTCCACTGACAATTCACCAGGGTCTTTCCCCTTTTCCCCATTGTAATTAAAAAACTTTAACTCAATCCCATACTTACGTGCCATGTCGAGAAACTCTTTAGATGCTTTACGACCTGCTGCGTCAATCGAGGGATTGTCGAACGCTGAGACTACAACATCGCACTGACGTAACAGTTTGAGTTGCTCAATGCTTATAACAGTTCCTAACACCGCTACTGTTCCACTAATTCCCAAACTTTCTAACCTGACTGCATCTAGCGGCGACTCAACAACAATTGCTCGTTCTTTGACCATGTTCTGAACACCAAAAAGGGTTTTAGACTTCTTTAGACCAACTGGCCTGTTCATAAAGTGGTTTGTAACTTCTATAGGAGAATCAGACTTCTGAAACTTCTCTTGCCATCCCATTAACTCAAACTCATACGGGTCTCGCAAAGGAAGAATCCACTGATGTGTCTTTTCTTTCCACAGAACACCGTACTTGCGACAGGCTTCTGCTGTAAGCCCTCTGGCATCTAAAGCCCACTGCGGTGGCTCTGTAAAAAGAGCAAGTCGTGCTTCTGACATAGGCACAGGTTCTGGAAGAGCCACATACTCAGGAACCTTCTTAAGACGAAGGCTAAGTTCCTCAACAGTAACTTCGCTTACGTTTGCAAGCCATTGCTTAACCTGCTCGTAGTCGACTATGTCGTTCTCATCAAACATCTCTTTGACATTGCCGATTAAAGAGAAGACAGAGCCCTTCCAACCACAAGAGAAGCAGAGGTTTGCACCAGTCTCTTGATTTATCCAGAAGGAAGGGTTGTTGTCTTCTTTACCCACCAGTTGCACGTGGACTGGACAATGGCAAAGAATCTCATCGCCTCGTTCTCGTACTACTTCTATGTTTAGTGTCTCTAGTATCTCTCTCACGTTTAGGCTCACAACATAAAGCCCTTCTTACAGATTGGGCATACGTTGGACTTAGTCTCTTCGTGGAAGCAACCGCGTTCGAAGTCCCAAGCCAGAGTTGTTTCGCTTGGACCACAGTTACGGCTTGCAACAATCTTTAAGTTACGAATGGTGTCTTGTCCATCTACAGGTTCTAGACCCAAGATAACGTCAGAGTCTTGGAAGAACGACGATGAATAACCAATTGAGTCTGCAGTTACTTTTCCACCACGCATCTTCCAAAGAAGTGTCTGTGTAGTGATGACTACAGGAATGTCGTGCCTCTGTGCTAAACGCTTCAAGGAACGAGTTACGTTAGTGATTGATTGTGGGGTGTTCATCTCGCCAGTCATTTCATCCATCATGAGATAAACACCGTCAACAAACACGATGTCTGGTTTATTTTTGGAGATGGTTGCCGACAGTGACGCAACTGTTAACCCATTGACAGCATCTACCAAGTGAAATGAGTTTTTCATTTGGTCCATCGCTTTGAGCATTGCAAGATAACGCTCCTCTTCTTCATCAAAGAGTTTTCCGCGACGGAGTCGACCGTGAGATACCTGTGCTCGCATAGCGTCATGGCGTTGCTGTATCTCTCGGTTAGTCATTTCAAATGACTGGAACATCGGAACCTTGCCTTGGTTATGGACATGTATACCCATGGCAAGGGCTAGTTGTGACTTACCAGTTTTTGGTGGGGCAATTATCGTAACTAATTGCCCTCCCTGTAATCCCGCAGTTGCTTCGTCAATCTTGTCGAAGCCTGTGGGAATTCCAACCATTGTTCGATTTGCAAGTGATTGATAATCAGCAAATCTTGCTTCTGCATCTTTAATTAAATCTGATTCGTTAGTGCCTGAAACACCTGATGTGTTTACATTTGTAACGGTTGCTTCCATTGCAACCAATGCACCTTCGTGGTCGTTACCAGTTAAACGGTCGACTGCTTTTTCTAAACCTTGACGTACAAGTAAACGACGGCGAAAAGCAACCGCTTGGTCAACAAGAAACTCTAAAGAGTCTTGTACATCTAATACTTGATAAGTGGGATAGTGGTCACGAACTGTTACTGCAGTCGGAACTTCGTTGTATTCAGAGTAGTGTTTTGTAACAAACTTCCAGACGTTTGCATTGTCTGGGTCTAAAAACCAATCAGGAGTAACTCCTCGTTGTAAAACAGGAAGAATGTCTCTGTCTCTTACAACTTTACTAACTAAACGATGCTCGTTATCTGCTGCCATGTCCCGTCCCTTTACTTATTCAGGCTGTTGTTCTAAATCAATCTGTGCTGTGTAAATAAACGGCTTAACTCTTTCAAGGCGATGAGTGTATTCAGTTGTTGGCTCAAATGATTGAGACTCGTCATTTGTTTGAATTATTTTGAACTCAACGCTAACGTCTTTTACAGCCTCTTTGTACTTATCGCTGTATTCAGAAAGTATGTGTTCAAAAAACGCTTTTACATCAGTGTTACCAGGATGGTAAACGACTGCTTGAATAACTGAGTAGCAACAATCTCCAGGCATTAAAGTCTCCCAAGTTCTATTCCATAAGAGCCGTACATAGCGACTCTGTTCTGCAAGTCTACAACTCCACGTAGATTAACACGATACGGCATGTCATCTACAAGTTCTTGTGTTGTTATGTAGACCTGTGCAAAGTTAAACGGGTTACCCCCTCTCCTGTCTAGTATCTCCATAACTTTATCTAAAGATTCTTGTGTCCAACCAAGTTCTTCAATACCTGCAAGTTCTATAGAAAGTCCGTACTTGTTACCTAAAGTCCACAATTGAGAAATTGCTTCCTTCTTTAGATTTTGCAGTTTAACTTCTTTAGAAGTACGCAATAATTTACGAGTAGTTGAAATTTCAACTTCTGCAACAACGTCAGCAACAACAATTAAACGTGCTGGGGTTTCGTTAGAGATGTCTCCGTTTTTCAAAGAACCTCAACCCTTGCATATTTGAGAACAAACTCCCTGAACTTCTCAGGAGATTCTTGAGCCTGTTGAGCAATGTCTTCTGGGACATTGTCAGGCACGAGGATGGCGTAGTTGCCATCGTTCTCAGCCATACGAGCCTTAACAAATCTCGTATGTTTGCAATTGTTGCGGAGAATGTATGTTGCACAGTTGCAACGGGCTTCAGGGTCGCCTGAAGTTAGTTGGACTTCGAACACGCCTGTTGGTGACAAGAACACCTGCACAGTACGCCAATCCATTTTTGAGCCTTTCATGCTCTAGCCCTCCGCAAGTCTTTAGTTTGAAGACGAACTCTGTGGAACGCTTCATTCGCAAAACTTTCCATCGCTTTGCTGTACTTGGTTCCCCAAGAATCCAGCATCTCGTTGGTTGTAACAATTGTAGGCAACGCACGGTCATATCGACTGCGTAAAATCTCATCGAAAGCAGCATCGTTAAAACTAGAGCCATACTCTTTGCCTAAGTCATCAAGTATCAATAAACGTACATTTAACCAATCTTCTTTGGCTCTTCCGTGGAACCCTTCGATTTCACGCTGAAGTTCTCGCTTCTCTTCACCTTCCAAATCAAACACCGCCTTCTTTCGGGAAACGAACTCGGCATACGTTAAATAATAAATAGGGCGGGAGGTCATGCTGACATCCTTAGAAGAATACTTAAGAACCTCAGCCAACTTATCTTCTGGCAGGTTTCTTATGAACTCTGTCGCTGATACTGCAGCCATTGTGGTTTTTCCCAGCCCAGGACCGCCATCAAACAAGAGACCAACTCCTGTTAAACCCAAACCACCAAGCGATTTGATGACGGCCCCAGACTGCATATCCGCTAACCAGTCAACCACTACTGGAGGGAACTCCGTGACCAAGTCCTTTGGTTCTAGACCAATGAACCGATACGGAATATTGGAATTGCGAACAAGCCAATGCTGCTTGATTGGCTCTAGCGTTCTAACGTCGTAACTCATAAAACCTGTTTGCCCGTCTCCATGTCGTAGTAACTCTTGCCGTCTGATTCAAACTCTGTCTCTTGTATCGTCAATACGAAGTACTTCTCGCCAGGGAAGAGGATGCCGACAATAACATCAAGAATCTTCGCCTTCCATTTTGGCATATCAACTATTGCAAAGACGGGAAGTTTATTCTTCTTACGAGCCACCCCAACCGCCTCCTTTGAAAACAATACCTGGCGTATCCCAAATGCGTGTCATCTCAGTCTTGCACGTTTCGCAATTAACTGGAGTTGCATCTTCTGTCATGCTTCTAATAACTGCAGTGCGATAACCACATTTATCGCAGATATATTCATAGGTTGGCATTATCAATCCTGGCTTCGTGTCGTTCTAACGCTTTGCGACCAACGATGGTGTTGTCGAACGCCCTACCATCCGAAGCATAGAGCACGTCGGGTGCAGAATCCATAACCTCATCTGTTACATCCCCTAGAACATTTAGACCAAGATTCTTTCGTGCTTGGTTCATGTGCGTTCTAAACATCGACAGATAAATCTTGTACAGGTGCGGAGCCTCGCTGCCGACGGTTTTAAAGTTTGCGTCATCTGACATAAACATCTTTAGCAGTTCTAACTCGACCAGGGCTGTCGTTTGATTCTGACTACGCATCTTACGCAGGGCCCCCGCAAGTGCATTGACGTTCACCGTGCCAGGTAGCCATGGGAACTTCTTGCCTACAAGGTAAGAGAACTCTGCAGCCACATCGAAGACAGTCCACTGCTCCATAGGTCGCTTGCCACGAGTCTTTGGGTTCTTTTTGCTGATGGCACTTGTCGCGGACACCTCGTCGTCCCCGAACTTTCCGACCCCGCCAACCTCGTTGTCTCGTTCCTGCTCATCTCGCCATGCTTTGTTCATAGACGGGTCCTTTCGGATTTCTACATTTTCATAACTTATTAACTTATTAGTATTAGGTACTAATGACTTATGACTTATTGACTTAAGCACATAGCCATCAGACTCTTGTCCTATAGAGGTGAGCCTCTGTAGAGGACCTGGTTCTATCGACCATAGCCTCTGTAGAGGCCCTGGATTGAGGGTGTAGACATTTGTGGTGTACCTGCCGTTACTACCTTTGCGGCGTTGTGCGGCGAGATAACCATGGGTCTCTAAAGCCTTCAGAGCCGCTTTAACGTGGCTTGGACTTTTTGTTGCGGTCAATTCC